CCCACTTCCGTTTGGCAAACGGACGCCATAGTGTAGCTATGCGTTGTCAACGCATTCGTTGTGGAGCGGGTTGACATCCGCTAGTCGGCTGATTTTGGCTGGTCCCCACAGCTGGCAACAATCGACCAATCGCTTAGGAGGTGTAACGTGCAATTGCACGCGAGGGCCGGGGTAGATGATCTCGGTAAGTACCTCAGTTCTACCGACCAGGATAAGGTCGATAGGGCAATCGCCAGGCTCAGCAGAGCTGTAGAACGCGTTGCTGTGGATTACTCCATGGAGAACGCGCTCTCAGATCTGACGTCTGAGCTCGTCCCAGAAAGGGATAATCGTAGTGTCACGACCCCTGAATGGGTGGAAACGGGAATTGCCACCTACGGCTGCCCCGTTCATCCAACCACTAACGGACGAGGAACTGAGTTCACGGTTAGCGGATACGGGCCATGCTCGTGCCGTAGACCACGATCCGTTCGTCAAACCTCAAACGGCCAACGACGTAACTCGGGAGGTACTAGCCCCGCAGTTCGTAAGTCCGGAAGATCTGGAACCGGGCGAAGCAGTGGTAACAACAGCCGAGGGAACAAAGAGGTTCAAGGTGTCATCGGATCAGGAGTTAGGGTCGTACGACCTTTACCTGATGACGCTGGCGAACATGACAGGGGAACTCCATCACCCGCTCTCCTTGTACGAGGTGCATCTAAGGGTCAAGATGGATCACGATCCTTCTCTTCCGAGAGTTACAAAGCAGCCATTCGTAGCGTCTACCGTACGGCAGGTTGTAAGGATCGAGGGCACATCCCTTACACAGTCGATGAGATTGTGGCGGAGGTGGTCCTTGCTAGCTCTTATGCTGGCGCTCCTCTGTTCAGTACTAATCGTGATGTTCTTGCCGAAGGCACACGGTTGGCGAGAAGGATTATTGCAGGCTTGCGTGGCTTTGATCCCTATGTTTTTGGCCGTCGGGTTCAACATGGGCACGCTGGTCCAAAGACTCGCCTGGTTTGGATGGCGCCGCTGCCTACGACCATTGTTGGCAGTCGTTTCAGTAAGCGAGTCATGGAAAACCTTTCGCGAACGCGGCCGTTCGTTTGGG